TCACAACCCTGGATATGCAGGAAAGTCGTATTCAGACTCTTGGGATATTGAGCGTGTCTACAAAGAAGGAATGCAGAAGGTCACATGGGTGGCTAGATGTATTGATGCGATTGCTGGAAACCAAGCCAGGCTTCCAATAATTCTTCGGAAAGACAATTCTCCACACGGTGAAATCCTTTCCATAAAGGAAGCAAAGAAGAAAACACTTCTTGACATTCTTAATAGCAAGTCAAACATTGGGGAAAACTCCTACATCTTTAGGTACAGGCTTTCCGCTCAGTTGCTTCTTGGAACTAGGGGTGCTTTCATCGAGAAGGTAAGAGGTCGAGACGGAAGCATTATCGGATTGAACCTTCTACCACCACAGTCGACATCGCCAATACCAGACCCAAAGAAATTTGTATCTGGGTATGAAGTTCAGATGCCAACCGGAAACAAGGTGTACCTCAAGCCAGAGGATGTTTGTTGGGTAAGAAGACCACACCCCATCGACCCATACCTATCGTTAACCCCACTGGAAGCGTGTGGTGTTGCTGTTGAAATAGAGAACCTCGCCAAGCTCTACAACAGAAATTACCTTTTAAACGACGGAAGACCTGGTGGTCTTTTGGTGCTGAGAGGCGAAATCGATGACGACGACAAAGAGGAACTGAGAAGCAGATTCCGTGGGAACCTATCCAGGGCTGGATATACGTCGGTCATTGCTTCTGATGATGGCGTTGACTATGTAGACACATCGGCATCACCAAGAGATGCGGCCTACATTCAGATGCGCCAACTTACAAAAGAAGAGATTCTGGCGTCATTTGGTGTTCCGGAATCGGTTATTGGAAATGCCGCTGGAAGAACATTCAGCAATGCTTCTGAGGAAATCCGCGTATTTTGGATGGAGACAATGCTCCCACATTTGGAAATTCTGTCTCGCGCCCTAGACGAACTAGACGAAGATAATTATGTTGACTTTAATGTTGACCAGGTTCCGATTCTTATGCTTTACGAGCAGGAGCGCCACCGCTATTTGATGGATGAGTTCAATGCCGGACTTATCAGCAACAACGAATACAGAATTGGTTCTGGTCGCAAGGAGACAGAGAGTGACCTGGCCGACTCCCTGCTCGCTAATCCAAACTTGATACCGATTGCCAACACCAAGAAGAAAATGGAAGACCCATCACAGGTTCAGGTTCCGGGAGCTCCAGGACAGCCTGGAATGCCCGGTATGCCACCAGGGGCCCCAGCAATGCCAGGGATGCCTCCAGCTCCAGGAGCACCTCAGGCTCCAGGTCAGCCGCCTCTTGACCCAAATACTATGGCAGGCGCCCTTGCCGAGGTCGGCTCAACAGCACCGCCTGGTGCTGGAGATTTGGCGCAGTCCCCAATACCTGGAATGCCTCCAGGAATGATGACGGGGGCAGAGCCAGTGCCTCCTGGCGCAACAAGCGCACAGTCCGGCGAGATAAGAACAAAAGATTCAATGGACGACGAGTATCTCCAGAAGCAGGAGATGGATAGATGGGAAGAAATTCTTGTCAGAAGCATAGAAAGAGTCCTCGAAAGACAGCAGCGTGTTGTTCTAGAGAAGTCGAGTGGGGCAAAAGCAAAGAAAGCCCTTTTTGCTGGAACACTTGATATTCCTTCAGTTCTTCATGCCGAGACATGGGACAGGCAGTTCGAAGAAGACATCAAGCCAGTCATCACGGCGATTGTAAAAGAGTCTTTCAAAGCTTCTTCTAGCGGCCAGAAATCCGCTTACAAGCCAGAAATAGAGTCAGACATAATTGCTCAGGTTGACTCTCAGATGGGAAGAATAAAGAGCCTCAATAGAGACTTGACGGATGAGATAACAACACTAATGCTCTCTTCTTTGAATATCCAAGACGAAGAACAGCGTGCTGGTGCTTTCCGTTCAAACATAGTTTCTCTTTACACAAATGTGCTCGCAAAACGACTTCCAGAGATAGCCGAAGAAGAAGCACGACGCGCTTGGGTGTACGGAAAATTTATCAACAGGTAGTTTTAGTATTTGGTTTTAGTAAACCAACACAAAAACCCACAATACTTACTGTTTGGCGCTCTATTCGTCGTTTATTATCGGAGAACGACAAAGGAGCCACATGCCCTCTTCGAAGAATAATTCCGATATTCAGTACAAAGCTGCACCGCAGGGGACCGTCAATCTAGACGAAGCCCAGGGCATAGTTGAGTGCTTTGTTGCTGGCATCGGCAATAAGGACTCAGTAGGCGATGTTTGTGCTCCTGGCGCATTCGGCAAGAGCCTAACCCGCCGTAAGCCAAGAGTTGTATGGGGCCATAACTGGAATGACCCAATCGGAAAAGTCCTTGATATGTATGAGGTTCCTCCGAGTGACCCTCGTCTTCCAGCAAAAATGCGTTCTGCTGGCATTGGCGGACTTTACGCTCGCGTCCAGTTCAACCTCATGTCGGAAAAGGGTCGCGAAGCGTTTGCGAACGTAGCATTCTTTGGCGAAGAGCAGGAATGGTCAATTGGCTACAAGACAATCAATGCCAAGTTTGACCCACAAATGCAGGCCAACATTCTCTACGAAGTAGAACTGTATGAGGTTTCTCCGGTTCTCCACGGTGCCAATCAGCTGACCGGAACAATTTCAGTAAAGTCTGAAGAGCAGCCGGCGAGCGTTTCAATAATCGACCAGCAGTCTGCAGAAGACATGAGCGTTCATGAGCTTTCTTCGGTTTTGGAAGCTCTCAAGAGCGTTGCTTCAATTGCTTCGCAGAACGAAAAATGCGGACCAGGAATGATGCCAATGGGTATGCCTACTGGTGGTCCAGGGATGCCGTCACAGCCATCACCCGCACAGATGCCAACAAGCGGCCCAGCACCAAGAAATGTTGTTAAGCCAGAAATACCTTCAATGCCAGAAAATCCAATGCTGGTCGCAATACGTAGAGAACTTGCAGCTAGAACAGGCTCAAACATCATTGTTCGTTCAGCTACCGAAAATACCGTTGTGTTCGACAGGATTCTCTCTGATGGAACATCTAGCACTTACAGGCTCCCTTTCCATTATGCAGGAAATGAGTTCATGTTTGGTAAGCCAGAAAAGGTAAACACCCAGACCGTCTATACACCGGAAGTCCCAGCAATGCCCGGTACTGCTCCGCAGATGGATGCATACATGGGTGACGATGCTTTTGAGTCTGGAAAGTCTTTGATTTCTTTCGATAGTTCTTCTTGGGGTTCTGGATTCAATCAGCCAATCCCGGCACAGTCGGTAGACACAACTACTCTAAACAATGCAATCAATAATCTGCAGAAAATTCTTGAAGAGAAATCAACATATGTAATTCCTGTTGACGTTGAGTATGCGTTTGACGTAAAGCAGGCAATCGACCCAGTTCTCGACTACTACAACGTAGATGCTTCTGTTACGGAAGATGGAATTGTGTTTAAGTCTCTAAACGACGACTTCCTTGAGGCTATCGATGTTGCAACAAAGGGTGTGCTGCGAAGCATCGGCAACATGATTGACAGAGCAGTAGACAGACCACACATCGGCGATGGACATCGCGATAGGCATGACATGAATCCGAACCTAATGGCGCGTTCACGCGGCATTGGTTCACGGGGAGCGGTAGTAAGACTCCGTGATGGAAGCATGTGGGACCCAAAAAACGCACCGGACAGGAACAATAACGGCATTGTAGGCGAAGGCCTTTTTGACGGTCGCGGCCTGTCCTTGGCTCAGCCGGACCCAACACCAGATGGTCCAAACTCCATCAGAGGTCCAAAGACACCGAATGTGCCAAATGCTCCTAAGCCTGCTCGCGAAGTTCTTGATGGTGTTGATGTTCCAAAAAGAAGAGAAGTTGTAGGTGGAGAAAGAATTCCTAAGGGAACAACGGAAAGACTTTCATCCGGAAAATATTATGGGACCGGAGACTGGGATGACCACCTAGAGCCAGAAGAGCGCGCTAGGCAAATGGGCAGAGAGTGGATGGGCGGTCCAATTCGCCCTTCACGCAGAAGAAATTACCCTGAATCAACAGCCACTTACTCGGGCGGTGGTTTAACCTCAGACGAGCAAACAGAAGTCCTTGATTCCGTCAAAGACAGCTCAAACGAACTTGTAAAGAAGCTCTTGGCCGACTTTGAAAAGAACGGTCGCCTGTCAGATAAGCAGTGGGAAGTTCTAAAGAGAGAATCAAAGAAGAGCAAGAAAAAGCCTTCTACTGGTTACGTAAGCAATGTGCGAAATGGTGGGACCGTTGCTCCAGGCGCAAGGCTTGACGGCGGAAACGTAGACCTAGTACCAGACCACGTAAACGATAAAGATTACGAAAACTTGCGCGATGTAATAGAAAAAGCGATGCGTGCTAATCAGATGATTCGTTTTGATTACAGCGGCAAGAATAGGGAAATAATTCCAGTAAAAATTGAAAAGAATAATCAAACAGGTAAATGGAACCTAACCGGGCAGGATAACACCGGTGCGAGAAAACTTTTCAGCCTTGACAAAATGTCACCATTCAGCGGAGCTGATGAGGACAGGCTTTCATCAGGACGTGAATATTCAGGTAGCGATGAAGCGATAAAGGCAGCACAGGAACTCATGCCTCCCTCGGTTCCTGAGTGGGACACTTTTGCTTCGGATGAAGAAAAGAATGACGCTCTAGACGAATTTAGAAATTCTGTCCTTGATTTTGCCGATGATTCAGAAGCAATTGCAAGGGATATTCTTGGCGACGACGAGTACAATAGGTCTTTTGGTGGTGCCGTTCCATACATAGAGGAACTAGCAAAAGGCTCGCATCATGGTGGCGATGTGGAGTGGGGTTCAGAGGCTGCGCGAGACCACGCCCTCAAACTTCATAACGACATTGTAAATAGGCTAATTGCAGAAGGAGAAGATACAAGACTATCCTCCGGAAGCAATGTTGACTTTGACAAAACCGGGGCATCTGGATACAGAGAAATGCGCCATGTCAAGCGCACCCCATACATGTTTGACTCCCAAGATAGAATCCAGAAGCGTAATGACTACGAAAAATTAGTT